TAGAATATTTTTTGGTGGAGAAAGACCTCCAGGTGGTATTGGAGTTGGAGTTGGTTGTGTATGGTTTGTTGATTCGTAAGGCCAAGAAGTTATCATAGTATCATCATTACAATAGGTCTTTGCAGCCGGTAATGCCTTTATAAATGATGAAATATTATGCACATTGTTAAGTTCAGGATTATTAAACCAACACCCTCCCAACATTTCCCATGATAATATTTGTGATGTTATATTATCTTTTGATAATCGAAAATAATATATACTCTCGTTAGTGGCACTGCCAAATATTTTGTTTAATGTTGTGTCATCTTTAATAGAAATTTCAATATCTCCAGAACTATTTACAATAGCATCTGAAGGAAGTAGATTTTTAAAAGGTGAATTTGATAATGATAATTCCAATGTTGCACCAGGTGTTCCTGTTCCAATAATATTATATACACCGGTGATATTATTGCCGAATCCCCATATTACAATATTTTTTGGTGGAAAAAGAGTATTTGTTGGTGCAGGTGGTGTTGGAGTTGGTGTTGGTGGTGTTGGAGTTGGTTTTGGTGCAGGTGGTGTTGGTGTTGGTGTTGGTTTGGGAGCAGGTGGAGATGGTGTATAAGGACTTGGAATATGCTTATGTTTTGGAATCGGAGCTATTGGTTGAACAGAACCACCATGTGTTTTGTTATTTTCATGATGTTCTCTGCGATGGTGACGATCATGTCTGCGATGATCATGTCTGCGATCATCATGTCTGTCTTCATGATCATGTCTGTCTTCATGATCATGTCTGCGATCATCATGTCTGTCTTCATGATCATGTCTGCGATCATCATGTCTGTCTTCATGATCATGTCTGCGATCATCATGTTTGTCATGATGATGATCTATTTCACGTCTGATCATACGTTCTTCATGATGGTGATCTCTGTTATGGGCATGATGGGCATGATGAGCATGATGGTCATGATGGGCATGATGGGCATGATGGGCATGATGGTCATGATGAGCATGATGGTCATGTTTGTCATGATGGTGACCATAAGCTTCGTCTAAAGTACTATATCCTTCTTTGGATTCCATAGTTGCGCCATTTATAAAATTTCTTCCAAAAGGAGGAATGACTAAAATAGAAACGACTAAACATACAAGTGCAATATGAAATTGAGAATTCAAAGCACCTTTCTTAAAAACAAGCATCAACACATATATTGCTAGAATAACTTGAAGCAGTTGGAGTATATTCAAAAAAATCATCTTATTATAATATATAATAATAAATAAACTTATCAAGAATAGTATTGATAAGTTTTTACTAATAAAATTATTTATGTATATTAAATCAAGGCCAAGAAGTTGGTAACCCATTATTGGTGGAAGGCCAACCTAGCTGATTTTGTAGATTTACACAATATTTATTTTCATCATTTTATGTACTGTTATTCAAAAAACTCTGAACAAAATTATATATAGGCCATGATATTATTGGTGATGTTTGATCACTTTTTGATAATCGGAAATACACATAATTAATAAAATTTGATTCTTGAATTATATCGGTGAATGCATTGGCAGTAGTGTTATTACCGTTAGCATTAGTTGAATATTTAATGTCTCCAGAACTATTTACAGTAATATCTGAAGAAAGTATATTTGTAAAAGGTGATTGGGTGAATGATAACTCCAATGTTGCACCGGGTGTTCCCTTTCCACTAATATAATATGTACTGTTATTCATCGATATTTTAATATTTTCTGGTGGAGAAAGACTCTTTCCTGATGCAGGTGTTGGAGTTGGTTTTGGTGTTGGAGTTGGTTTTGGTGCAGGAGGTGTTGGTGTTGGAGTTGGTGCAGGTGGTGTTGGAGTTGGTTTTGGTGGTGTTGGTGTTGGAGTTGGTGTTGGTACAACTGGTCTGGGTGCAGGAGGTGTTGGTGTTGGTACAACTGGTGTTGGTACAACTGGTCTAGGTGCAGGAGGTGTTGGTGATGGAGTATAAGGACTTGGAGTTAGTTTATGATTTGGTGTTGGAAAAATTGGCTGAATAGTACCTCGATGTGTTTGGTCATGATCGTGTCTATGATGATGATGACGATCGTGACGCCTGTCTTCACGACCATCTCTGCGATGGTCATGATCATGTCTGTGATGACGATCACGACCATCTCTGCGATCATCACGATCATGTCTGCGATCATCATGTCTGCCGTCACGACCGTCTCTGCGATCATCACGCCTGTCTTCACGCCCATCTCTGCGATCATCACGCCTGTCTTCACGACCATCTCTGCGATCATCACGCCTGTCTTCACGCCCATCTCTGCGATCATCACGATCATGTCTGCGATCATCATGTCTGTCATCACGATCATGTCTGCGATCATCACGCCTGTCTTCACGACCATCTCTGCGATCATCATGTTTGTCATGATGATGATCTATTTCACGTCTGATCATACGTTCTTCATGATGGTGATCTCTGTTATGGTCATGATGGTCATGATGGTCATGATGGGCATGATGGGCATGATGGTCATGATGAGGAACATAAGTTTCGTCTAAAGTACTATATCCTTCTTTGGATTCCATAGTTGCGCCATTTATAAAGTTTCTTCCAAAAGGAGGAATGACTAAAATAGAAACAACTAAACATACAAGTGCAACATGAAATTGAGAATTCAAAGCACCTTTCTTAAAAACAAGCATCAACACGTAGATTGCTAAAATAACTTGAAGCAGTTGGAGTATATTCAAAAAAATCATCTTATTATAATATATAATAATAAATAAACTTATCAATAATAGTATTGATAAGTTTTCAATTATTATACCTTTTTAAATTCTCACCGGCATCTGACCCTTGTGATTTGAATTGTTCCATTTCAAATTGCCAAGGGTTTAAATAGTTCGCGCAACATCATCATACAATTCATCAGCCATTTCAGGAATATCGTCTAATACATCTTTCACAGATTCACCGGAAGTCATGGGACCATGCAAAAAATGAGAAATTAAATTAATAACAATAGCAAAGATCAAAGAATGGACCAAAGCAGTAACAAGACGACCACCCTTAGGAGGGATACGCAATAACACACCCGGTGAAAGCAAGAAAAACAACAAAAATGTGATCAAGAAAAAGAAGAATGTCATTTATACATATTTTACAGAAAATAATAATTATTTCCATTTTTGGCTAAATGAATTCAAATTTAAAATCCAGCGTCATAATCATCATCACATATTCCACTATCTCCATGTACCTGAATATTGGATATGTTATTTTGAATGGTAATATCTCCCTTTGTACAATCTCCCTTTTCACTGTTCATAGTAAAGGCTTTCTCCACTTCATCTATTTCGTCTTCCACTTCAAATCCATCTAATTGTTCCATTTCTTCCATGTCCAATGCCAGTTGGAAAGAATGTGTTCCATAATTTCCCGTTTGACCACACATAACATTGGCCGACACACCGCGCATATGATCAAAATCACCGTGACGAGCAGCTTGCAAGAAGACTTCTGTATGGACCTCAAAAGTCGCTTTTGCCACTGGTCCAACATTGTCATTCAATAAACCAGAACGGAAAATGGGAACCATATTCTGATTGCATGTCATACGATCACACAACAAACTCAAATGATGATAATTAATATATACACCACTGAAATCCATCACATCCACCATTTCATTGTAAATCATTTGACGAGCGGCTTCAATACCAAACACATCAAACATTTCCCGAATATCGTTACTATACAATCGCGTGGCATCAATATAATCCAATGCCAATACATCGAGTAAATTCGTACCAGTGGTATCCAGCACCCAAATATCCTTTTTCATAAACTTACCATTTTCCTTTTCCACATTCATTTCTTTGTCTTTGGCCACGTCGTAATGTCCCTTCTTGATAAACGGCATTTGCTCAACGTTTTTCACTGAATTCTGAATCTTGCGCGCAGTCACATTTTCAATATTTGAAATACCACGCAATACAATTTTCTGCAAAAGTGTATCCTGGAAATTCTTCAACAAGTAAATCTCGTCGGATTGGTCCAATGACTCGGCCACGCCCTTCTTCTTGCTCTTCTGGAAAATCGCACTATTTACGCGAATACGGAACACCAATTTCTCACTGTTGTAATCCGAATACACACAACTAATGTCGTTTCCATATTGGCTATTACTAATGGCAAAATGAATATCATCCATGGTAATATTCTTATCCAACAAAGTCTCGTGATCCATTTCCATGCGAATAATCCACTTCGACTTTTCTTGCTGATTTCCTTCGGTTGTTGCATCGGCATCGTCCATGCAATTTTCCATCATTTGCTCAAACACTTGGTATTGCTCCAACAATTCCCTGTCCTCCTCCAAATTCGTGGTGTTTGGAGAAGGATCAAAGCAAACTTGTATGGATTTTACCACATCCACCAATTTCGTGTGTTCCATCATAGTGGCATACGTGGTGGCCTTGTCTTGATCTTCTTCTTCATTCGCTTTCAAATGCACCGTCAAAGAAGGATTCTTCGGATTCTTGGTCAAACGCAAAATCTCCTCAATGCGCGGCACACCACGAGTGACATTCGATTTACTCGATACACCCGCTAAGTGAAATGTATTCAACGTCAATTGCGTGGTCGGTTCTCCAATCGATTGACCCGCAATGACTCCCACCATTTCACCTGGATGCACCAATGCAGCCTTATGTTTTAAGGAAATCTTCTCCAAAAGTGTGATCAGTCCCTTGCGGTGGAAACGACGCTTCACAATGAGCTGCTTTGGTGACAAATAATAATAATACATCATTTCGAAGAGCTTGGTCAAAGGCGCATGTTGCATTGAATTCATTTTACGGAAATTTTCTTCCACCAATTCAAAGGCCTCCAATGGCGTGATATCCACTGCACTATTGGCATTCAATCCCAACTGACCTTGCACATTAATAATGGTATTTTGAAAGGCAATCGGCATCGAAACATTGTTCTCATTTTTCCCTTTAAACACCTTATCCACCACTTCGTTGCGATAATTGATCATCTTGTTAATATATTCCGCGCACTTTTGCTTCGTGTCGTGGCGCTGTTTCTTCAAACGGGAAATCGTGCTGCGAGCATAAATTGAGAGCAAATCCTTGTCATTTTCATTGACACCTGCAATGTCATAATGCATATAAATATCCTCAATGCTCATGCCCACCAGGGGGACGCTCTGGTTTTCCACACGCGTCGTATCGAAATTGTCGTCACCATATGCGAATTGTACGATTTTCCCCTTGTTGTTGCGCACAGTCATGTCGTATTCCACTTTCAAGTCTTCGAGACCCTTGATCAATCGTCGCTGAATGTACCCCGTTTGCGAGGTCTTTACCGCTGTATCAATGAGACCAATACGACCACCCATAGCGTGGAAGAACAGCTCCGGAGCTGTCAATCCCGAAATATAAGAGTTCTCGATAAATCCACGTGCGCCAGGACTGTCGTCGAATTTGTGGTAATGCGGCAAAGTGCGGTTGTCGAATCCATAAGGAATGCGCTTACCTTCAACATTGGTTTGCCCCAAACACGAAATCATTTGCGATATGTTTAGAGGAGAACCCTTAGAACCCGAATTGACAATAATGACAAAACGATTGTTGGGATCCAAACTGTCACGACCAATTTTACCGGCTTCCTCAGTGGCCTTGTTCAAAATGTTATTGACATTGGTCTCAAATTCCATGTTATTGGATTTGGCGGTATTGTTTTCGAAAATGCCCAAATGCACCTTGTCAATGAGTTCTTGGACTTCACCTTTTTGCTTGGCAATGACCTGCAAAATCTGTGTTTGCGTGGCCTTGTTGGCAATCAAATCACTGATTCCCACACTGTATGCACTGGTTTTCAAATATTCTGTAACAATATTTTGCAAGTTATCATTGAAATCCACACAAGCCATATTACCAAAGTCATTGCAAATGCGATGTAACAACCCTTTGGAAGTCGAGCCAATGACCGATTTGTCCAATTGACCGCGGAACATTTTTCCATTGCGAATTTCGAGGACATTGGATGATGTTGCATAATCGTCTTTGCCTTCTTTGTAATTCTTCGTGGTGTAATTCATGGTCACCGGTGGCAATATTTGTGAAAGCACTTCGAAAGAACTGATCTTGTCCTTGTTTCTAAGTTCCTCAGTATTGACGCGAGGAAACATCATCAACAAGTCCATGGCCTGCATGGGAGTGAAGTTGATGTTTGGACGTGTCAATCGATAAGATCCCAAAAGCGAATCTTGATAAATACCAATGATCGGTGCATTGGAAGCAGGACTAATGGCTTGGTAAGGGATCGCTGCCAATTGTCGCAACTCCGTTTCTGCCAATACATTTTGAGGCATATGCATATTCATTTCATCACCATCAAAATCAGCATTGTACGGTTTCGTGTCACCAACATTCATGCGAAAGGTGTCGCCCACTTTCATCACACGAACAATATGACACATCATGGACATTCTGTGAAGACTGGGTTGTCTGTTAAAGAGAACCGCGTCACCGTCCATCATATGGCGATGTACAATATCACCATTGTCCAAATACAAAGAATCGCGATCCACATAACGCAAGGAAATATGCTCGCCGTTCTTTCTTTCGATGATTTTAGCACCCGGGTATTCGTCGGGACCATTTTGCACCAATTTGGTCAAGAAATCGCGATTGCGATCATTCACCACCATTGGCTTGGTAATATTCATGGCAATCTTCAGGGGCACACCCAATTCACGTACAGACAAATTGGGATCACCAGTAATGACAGAACGAGCACTATAATCCACACGTTTTCCCATTAGATTACCACGAATACGTCCATTTTTCGAGTTCAATCTCCCCATAATGCAGTTTAGAGGACGACCTGAACGCTGTGCCATAGGAGCAACACCCTTGATTTTGTTATTGACAATCATTGCCACAGCGTGTTGCAACAAGTTGAACCAACCATCCGTGACGTTGGCATTGGTTTCTGGATTGGCCATTTTCTCCTTCAAAATATTGTTGGTTTTGATAATGTTGATGTAAATGTGTGTCAAATCATCTTCACTGCGTTGTTGTGCATCGTGTTTGACAGAAGGACGTACTGCTGGTGGAGGAACGGGCAATACTTCCATAATCATCCAGTTGGGACGAGACCAAAGAGGATGAAATCCCATAAACGACACATCGTCGTCGGAAATGCGCTTGAAAATCTTCAAAATGATCTCGGGGGTGAGTTTCATTTGAATTTGTTTGTCTTCTTCTTGTGTTTCCATATTTTCCCAAAAAGCCATAACCGTGGCCATACCATCTAATTTAATATCGGGTTGCTTACAGCCACAACCATCCATAGTTGCTTCACCACAACGTTTTACTTTTGCTGCTAAAGAAGAAACATAATCCCAACGTTGTTCGGGTGTGCGATTCAAAATATGCTTATGTGCTTGTTTATTGATGAGTAATTTGCTGCATTTGAAACAAACACATCGCGCAATTTTCATAATGTCCTTCATATGTTGGATAGCAAATACAGGTCTTGCTAATTCAATATGTCCAAAATAACCGGGAGTATCAATATAGGTTAATCCATCTGTGGGACAAATAATGCCAGGTTCTAAAACACCCATACGAGGATCAAACAATCCTCCAATCAAAGGCTTATTGTTATTGTATGTATCACGTGAAGTGATTTCCACGACGGAATTCTTGCGAATTTCTTCGGGAGATAACATACTAAATTGAATGCCAATGATTTTGGAAGGTGCCTTGTAATCACTTTTCATAGAAGGCGGCATGTTTTAATATAATATACGTGTCTAAATTTTATATTGTTTCACTAAAACAATAGAAATCAATTTTCTCCTAAAGAGTAGTTATAATTTCATCTAGTTTCGTTATTATTTAATTCTTCTAGTTTCTCTATTAGTTCTTTCTCTTTTTTATTTAATTCTTCTTTATTATTTAATTCTTCTTTTTTATTTAATTCTTCTTTTATAAGTTCAGATGCCTTTTTATTAAATAGTATTAATTTACTCAATTTTACATCAAGATCACCTTGGATTTTATTAATCTCATCTAATTTATCTGTAAAAGTTAATTTAGGATTATGTCCATAGTTACAGGGTTCATTTGATAATCCAATATCTTCTAGTTTTTTAAACAAGAATTTAGCTAATTTTTCATTTTTTTCTATATAAGATGCTCTATTATATGGTATAATCCTTTCAGAATTTTCTTTTAAATTAAAAAAATTGTCAATATCTATTTTTTCAATGTCTTTACTTCTCTTCGTTTGTTGCTTATCATAATCTTCTTTATATGCTTGTTGTTCTCGTATAACTTTGCCTATTTCACAAACTATTTTATCATCTAAATTAGGAATCCAATCACATCCTAATTTAATAATACCGCCACGTTTTTTACTTTTCCTTCTTTTTTTCAAATGTTTTCGTTTTGTTTTTCGAGATATTTTTCTTTTGTTTCTTGCCATATATATTATAATGACATATTGATAGTCATAACCAAAAATTTTCCTAAATATTACAAAACACAATATCAAACAACTAGTTTGTTTTTTTAGAGCAAACGATAGGTGGATTTGCCCCTTGAATAATCATATCTCTGTCTTCTTCAGGACGCCCACATACATCATTTATCATCATATTTACTGTAAATTGTCCTTTTCCAATCATATTAGTGCTGTCAAACTTAAATTTTCTTCGTACAGCATTAACAAAATCAACATCCTTAAATCTTAATACTAAACGCTCTTCTAACCAATGTTCGTATCTTTGACCACGTATTCTTCCAATACCTAATAATGTGGTGGCTAAGTCACCTAAAAAACCCCCTCTTTTTTTAATTGATTTACTTTTACTCGAACATTTTTTGTCCGATCTTCTTTTGCATGTTTTTGCCATTATATATTTACACCATATTTTATTGCTTAAACAAATATTTGTACAAAATTGATACTTCATTAATAAAGTTTTGGATGTAACCATTTAAATACTTATTGGAAAATTCAACAACCATGGTAGTCAAGCTCGAAAAATCCCCAAAACACAACAAGAAGAACAAACTTCGCAAAAATCGCGATGATGAGAGTTCAGAAAGTGAGGAAGAGGAGATTAGTTTGGGAGAAGAAGACTCTGACGAATATGAAACCCTCAGTGAAGAAGAGGAAGAAGAAGAAGAAGAAGAAGATGATGATTCTGAATATGTACCTCCGAAACGCAAAAGTAAGCGTAATCGCAGAAAACCAAGAAAATATGAAGAATCCGAAGAAGAAGAGGAGGAAGAAGAAGATGATGAAGAATATGATGAAGAGGCTTCTGATTTAGATCACAAGGAATTGCGCAAAACATTGGCGGCTTTGTTTCCTTCAAACTATATTAATAAAAAGGTGAAAAATGATGAAAAAGCGGAGAAAAAGCGTCCGAAACACAAGCGTCAAGAGCGTGTTCCTAAAAAGGAGGTGCGCAATCGTCGCAGAAAAGCTCGACAAGAGGAATCTTCCGAGGAAGAGGAATCGGAAGAATATGATGAAGAAGAATACGATTCAGAAGAAGATTCCGACTATGACGAAGACGAATTGGGATCTGCGAAAGATTTCAATATCATCTTGACTATGGGCGGAAACAACCATGCTCTTTTGGGAAATGACGAAGACGACGAAGAGGCATTGGAAGACGACAATGAAGACTGTGACAGTGATGATGAAAAGACGTTTATGAAGGAAGCTTATGAGTCAGTGGAAATGCCCAAAAATGTGAAGGAAAAGGACGACAAAAAGAAGAAGAAAAAGGAGAAGGCGCAAAAGAAGAAGAAGAAGCGTCACAATGAGAGCGAACATTCCGACGAGACGGACACACCTGATGTGGAAACAGAATACAAGGAATTGGTTGAGCTCAAAAAGCACTTGTCGGATAAAGTGAAGCGCAATCCTAAGAGCAAAATCTTGACAAAGCAACTCGATGATTGTCGCCAGTCCATTCGTAAATTGGTGAAAAAATCGCGCACTAAGAACGCGAAAAAATACCATAAAATGATCAACAGTGATGCCAAACGTCAAAGTGAAATCGAGTATTTTAAGAAGGAAATGAGCAATCAAGAGCAACAGCGTGTAATGAAGGAGCTCAAGAAAATCAACGAACATTTGGATGTGAAAAAACCGTATCGATTGACCCTTTTGGATAGTAAAATTCCAGCCAAATACAAGGCCACTGTATTGCAAAAGGTAAATATGTTGCGTTCCATGGAACCAGGAGACCCCGAATATTACAAACTCAAAACATGGGTCGATGCATTTATGCGTATTCCCTTTGGAGTAAATAAAAATCTAAACGTGTCAATCAAAGATGGCATTGAGGTTTGTAGCGATTTCATGGAAAAGGCTAAAAAGACGCTCGACGAATGTGTATATGGCCTCAATGATGCAAAGATGCAAATCATGCAGCTCATTGGACAATGGATAACCAATCCACAAGCATTGGGAAGTGCAGTGGCTATTCGAGGTCCTCCGGGTACAGGTAAAACCTCCCTTGTTAAGGAGGGTATTAGCAAAATCTTAGGACGCGAATTCACATTCATTGCATTGGGTGGTACAGGAGACGCCAGTTTCCTGGAAGGTCATGGTTATACATATGAAGGAAGCTTGTGGGGTAAAATCGTGCAAATCCTTATGGACAGCAAATGCATGAATCCAGTGATTTACTTTGACGAGTTGGACAAGGTCAGTGATACTCCCCGAGGCGAGGAAATCATCGGTATTTTGACTCACTTGACGGATACTTCTCAAAACACACAATTCCATGACAAGTATTTCGCCGACATTGACTTTGATTTGAGCAAGTGTTTGTTCATATTCAGTTACAATGACGAGAGTAAGATCAATCCTATTTTGAAGGACAGAATGTATCGCATTGAAACAAATGGATATGATGCCAAAGAGAAGTTGATTATTGCGCGCGATTTCTTGCTCCCTAAAATCCGCGAGCAAGTGAGTTTTAAGGAAGAAGAACTTGCCATTCCCGACGAAACCATTAAGGAAATCATTGGTAATAAGGTGATTACGAAGGGAGAGGAAGGCGTGCGTAATTTGAAACGTTGTTTGGAGATTATTCATACGAAATTGAATTTGTTCCGGTTGATGAAACCGGATAACAACATCTTTGAAAAGGATTTGGATTTGAAGATTGAGTTTCCGATAAAAGTGTCTTATGAACATGTGAAGAAATTGATCAAAAGTGAGGAGGAGCAAAACCAGAGTTTATTGGCGTTGTATATTTAAGAAATTATAGGCCTTGAATTTTGTATAAATGTATATTTTTTTACAAAATTGATACTCTATTGTGTTCTCTTTATAAAAGCACACAACACACAATGGACGAAAATTATAATGATGCACAAATAACTGCGACGAGTAATGCACTCATGTCAATGCGTACAGTTCCTGAAAAACAAAGGAATAATCGTTTTCAAAAAATGGTCAAGGACATGGAATGTTATCTTGAAGGAGAATGTAACCATAATTGGGTACATGATTCTGTTGATATTGATCCCGATAGATCAAAATCAATTATTTATTGTACTCAATGCTTTATTACTAAAAAGTGAATTACTTGCAACCACAAGATTTGGAGCAAGTAACACAAGTGGAACATGTTTGGTTACCGCCGCGAGTGGTCAAGAGGTTGAGCTGATTGCGATCTAAACATAAGTATCCCATAGAATTAGACATACCGCTGGATGTATTGGCGCATTGTTCAGCTAAAGAACCTTTAGCATCCGCAAAGGTGGTAATTTTTTTATCGTTGTATGGACCATAGAGACCGTCCATTTGTTTCACACGTTGTGCAGTGGAAGAAGCTGCGTCACTTTGGATCAAGTGTTGACTTTCCACATTGACATTGTCTCCGGAAGGGTAAGCTTGGTAACGAACGCGATCTTGTCCTCGACTCTTTGTGCTGAATCCCTCTAAACGATTATTTGCGTATCGTGATTGGGCATTGTATGCCTTTACAGTGGGTGTGCCAGCGGTGGTAACGGCCAATATAATAATTGCTAAAACAATAATAGTTGCTATTAATCCGTACGAAAGTTTTGTTTTCATGACAATATATAATTGTAATGAGAAAAAGTCATTGCTCCAAAATAATAAGATGGGGAATTTACGAGGACGAAGAAGGTTCGGGTATGGATTGCAATGATTCATATAATTTTCGCAAAGGGGCACTATATTTTGCATAAACCGGATCGACCAAACTATTTTTTACTAAAATACGTAAATTATTGAGCTCCTCGGGAAATTGGGCAATTTGTGTTTGAACAGATTTTGGTAAATGTTTCGATTCTTCAAGGGTTGTTTGAACGTTTCCTAAATATTTCAAACTCAACAATTGTAATAAGGAGGTCATGCTATTTAATTCGTCGGCATTTTTTTCCACGAATTCCTTGTTTTCATCGAGCGTGGTTTCGATGGCGTTTTTACCTATTCCATTAATCAATTTCTCTGATTCTTTAATGGTGGGTTTTGCGCCAGTGCTTTGTTGCGTCGATGGATGATAAGTTTCTAAATCTTGGTAAAATTTTCGTTGAGCATTGGAAAAGGAGGGGTTTAGCAAAAGTTTATCCGAAATCATATTTCGACACGCACTTCCGTAATAATACATGGGATTGCATTTGTTTTGTTTGTTCAAGGTTTCATATTGCAATGCCAAATACATCATGCTCAAAAATATAGCGAAAATCAAGACACATCCCCATGCTGTAATATAAGTAATTTTATGATAGCTTAAATAATTGACTGGAATATAAGAGCTCATTATATATTTCGTATATAATGAGCGACGATATTACTTTGGAGAAGGAGACGGGCCAGGACTGGGTGATATAGATTGTTTTGGTGTTACGGAATATGCAGGACTGGGTGATATAGATTGTTTTGGTGTTACGGAATATGCAGGACTGGGTGATATAGATTGTTTTGGTGTTACGGAATATGCAGGTGAGGGAGCTTTGATCGTACTGATTGCTCCATCGGTAATATAATTATTTAGCACAAATGCACCGCCTAATTTCGAAATAGTATCGCGCAATTTAGCAATATTTCCTAAAATGGAAATGCCTAAATTACTGGTTTCGGCTTGGTTTTGAGGAAGATCCACGGCAACCTTGGCGGCTAAACGATTCGCACTCTTGTTTAGACGAGAACTTTCATTAATTACCTCGCTGGCATTGGATTGAATATTATTAACGGCAGCATCCAAGCTATTTTCTTGTGCATTCTTAATATATTGTTCAAATTCTAATTGTGGGTTCTTGCCAAACAAATAGGCATTGGTAATCACCGAAATGCGATTTTGATAATCACTATAATTGACATATACGTACCAATACAAGACAAAAACAAACAAAGCAATTAGAAAAATGAATATCATGATTGTTTGTGTCCATTGCATATATTGACCCGTTAAAGGGGGTACAAAATATTTAACCATCAATTCATTTAATGATTCTTTATCGGTTTTAGCTTCCATATAGACTATTTTTATATATTATAAAGCGTTCAAATAACATAAATAAAGAAATTAATAAAATATATATTTGCAGAAAATGCCAATGACGCCTGATGAAAAACTCAACTTGAAGAAAATGATGAGTGAAATGGATTACCAAGACAATACGGAAAGTATTCGGCGTTTAAAGCATAGTAAAAAGATCCGCGAATGTGTAAAACGTATGAATGAATTGAAAGAAGAACACAGTTCTATGCGCGAAACTCATAAAGAGGGATTTTTCACGATTGTACAACAAGAATGTCGATTTTTGTATGACAATTATACAGATTTATTTAATCGTTTAATGAAAGACGAATTGGATACAATCATTTTGACCAAGTTTTTGATTGTATTAAAAATGATAGAAGATGGACAATTGGATCAACAAGAAGGGTCTGTAATGATTGGTAAGTATTTGAAGGATTTGTATTTAGATTCGGCAGTAAGAAAAGCCGATGCATTGGACAAAGAGCGTGCCGGAGAGAAGGAAGCTCCAAATGACGGTAAAGAAATTTCGTGGAAACAATACAAACTTACAAAGTAAAATACAAATGATTTCACTAAACCTAATAAAGATAAAAGTACGTTTTCATGTATTATGAACAAGGCTGATTATTATTTAAATCATCCCATTAGCCATGGTGTATTGTATATTGGAATTACATCAGACAATCAAGAATTGGAAAAATTGTATAAAGAAAAAATAAAGGAACATAACAAGCAAGTATTGAACGATCCCTTTCCAAATGCAGGATTCGACTTGTTTTTTCCCGAAACAGTTATTTTTGATACGATGGATGCCAAATTGGTATCGATGGATATAAAATGTGGAATGCGTATTTACGACAATGGATTACAAAAATGGGTCAATAGTGGATATTATTTGTATCCCCGATCAAGTATTAGTAAAACGCCTCTTTTATTGGCCAATAGCACAGGTATTATAGACAGTGGATACCGCGGAAATATTATGGGTGCATTTCGAAACTTGCATGCAAATAATAGTAGTTATAGCGTACAAAAACATCATCGTTTGTTACAAATATGTGGTCCCAGTTTGCAACCTTTGTGTGTTGAATTCGTCAAACCCTCTTTTTTCGAGAGTACCACTCGTGAAAATGGTGGGTTTGGTTCAACCGGACTATAAACATAAAAATACATGTTTCTATTTTTATGTTTTGTTTCTTCCATGCAATAAGGACAAGTCTTGTTGTTCGTCCTTTTCTTGCATTAACATCAACGCCATTGCTGCGTAATTGTGTAAATCCAATAAAGTATCTTTTAAGGATTCGTCTTCAACCAGTTCGATTTTGCTTTTGCTAATCGATATTCCGCGACTTAGTTTGTCTTGCATACGCATTAATACACCAATCACCCCATAGTTTGCAAATGCATCACCGTAATCTTTATTTTTTTTGGAAAAAAGAGCACGTGCATTGTCTTGGATTTCTTGTAATTGTGCAACACGATCCATTATACTATTCATGTGTAAAACATCTTTATTTTATTTTTATTTGTTAATTTGTGCATTCATTGTAATGGATGAACAGGTAAAAATATTTATTGGAAAAAACCTGATAAAAACGGAAAACATTCATAAATATAAATATTTTGTATTTGACTTGGATGAAACAATTGGGTCTTTTTCCGATTTATATTTGTTATGTAAAATATTGACATTGTTTCAAAAAGAAAAACAAATACATTTGTTTGATTCTTTTGTGCAGTTATTACCCAACTTATTGCCGTTATATAATGAATTTTTCCGACCAGGTATTTTCTCGATTTTGCAATATGTATATTTAAAGAAAAAAGAACACATATGTGACGGAATTTTTATTTATACGAACAATCAGTGCATTCCAGAAACATGGACCAAACACATTGTCCATTATATTGAAACTTCTCAAAATATGGTTGGATTAATTAATAATATTGTGTTGTCGTTTAAAATCAATGATAAAATCATAGAACATAAGCGGACCACTCAAAACAAGATTTATCGGGAATTTATCAAATGCGTGTTATTGCCAAACAATAGTTCTCTTTGTTTTATTGACAATGCTTCCTTTTCCAAGATGAAACACGACAGTGTATATTATATTCAACCCAGTCCTTATTATCATAATTTGACCATGCACGAAATTATAAACCGATTTGGTTATTCTGATTTAGGAAAGGAGTTTAAAGAAAAATTGCAACTAAACCAAGAATCTTTTGTGTCAGAATTGGATAACTTGTGTAAAAAAATGAATTACAAAAGTTCTTTGCAACAATTTTTTCCTCATAGTGATGAAATGCTTCATTATATTTCGGTTTCCAAGAAAATCATGTATCATATTCGATTGTATTTGTATTATATGCAAAAGAAAAAACGGAAATCGTTGAAAAACAAGATTTCCATGCCTCTGAATAAAACACGAAAGAAGAATAAGTTGTAATTCCATGTTTAGACTAAAATTCCTTGTAATCCCAAAATTGTGAGTTCATCTTCATTGAGTTTTTGGAATGTCAAACAATCGTCGTATTTGTATTGAATGAACCGGTTTGTTTTGGTTTTACATAATAAATGAATTCCGTTGTCCAAGAACTTGATATCCATGAGCATTCCACCGTTTGTCAATTTGGGCTCTCCTTCACTCAATCGTATCCAACGAGTGTGTTTTCCTTTGTGTAAGTCATTAATGGATTCTATTGTGCGATATTCTTTTAGTTTCGAAATAATGTCAATATTACTGGATACACTATTGGGAAAATGATGGTTAATGGTTTGCATGCTATGTTGAATAATGGTGTTCAAGTTTTGATTTTGCAAATAATGCGTATCTTCGTTTTGCATTAATATTTCCTGAATGTTTATATTCGATTGACATTGGGGATCGTTTCGAACTTGTGCAATGAGTTCTGACAATGATTCCATAGTTATTTTTCTCTAAACTTAGTATTTATAGAAAAATCAATTTTATGTGGTTTTTATAGGGGTTTAATAAGTCACTTGCAACACACGTGTTCCGTCTTTTTTACCTTCCAACACCACATTAATTTTCTTGCCGTTGTATTTGCCCGTTTCGTTTTCACTTATTACGTTTTTCATTGTTCCATAAAAATAATTTTCGTCTAACGGAGCACTGTAATAATAGTTGCATGTAAATGTTCCGTTTGGAGTAATATATGTGGATAAGGTGGTTACATGGTTGGTATCGTCGATTTTACGGTGATGATTCACGGAATACATTTGTCCAACCTTTTCTTTTTGTACATTGTACAAATCGGCATATATGTGATTAACATATACGTTTTTGTCATTTTCAATGACTTCAATTTTTGAAGTTTTCTCAAAGGCTTTTACATGATAAATATATGTTTCAGAGTGTTTGGGCATAGTAATCAAGTAATAGAGTATGCCTATAATAACTAAAGTAATTATTATGAAAAGAAGTGTCGATAACATATGAGATTTTTTCATATTACTTATAATAACATATGAAAAAAATTAGTGATGATTAGAGAAATCTTGTAAAGCGATTTTATCGACATATTGCATAATATATTCTGTGACTCCTGTATTCACCAATAAAAAGAAGGCGGCTGCCGATATTAAAATGCGATCACTTTCGCTAAATGTCACTTTGTAAAACGGATTAAATCGAATCAGTAAAATAGCCGCAATAAAAACGCGAGTAAATATACTCAAGTATTCCACATATTCCGGTTTAACGTAATAAATCCCTAAAAAGGTTACAGCGTATATGACATACATAATACCGACCAGTACATAATAAAATTTATAAGAATTGATTTGTAAAAAATCTTGGAATCCCATCTTATAATATAACTATAAATTAACCTTGGTATCTGGTAAAAGGACGCCATTGTACATAATAATAGGGGATGGACGGCGTGGGCATTCCTGGAACAATTACTTGCAAAACATAAAACACTAAATTACGTAATAGTTCCATATGGTAATCGTCCATGGGACTGAAATCAGTGGAATAAAAGTGAAACAATTCAATGAATTTTTTGGTGGGTACAAGTTCATTCGGGTTATTTTTGTCTTGTTCAAAATATGTTTTGATGAGGTCGTAAATTTGCTTTTTCAATGTTTGGTTATTGATATCATCTTGTTCCACTTTCAAATACGTAATATCATAGCCAGTCAAATTATGCGGACAAATGGTGCGAATATCAGTTTTATAGGTAAGCGATGAGCCTGTATTTTGATATACTTGCTTGGCGTAAGAAATCGAACTGCCATTATTGGTGTTATTTCCGACATTACTTAAACCTCCTATATATCCACTTGTGTTTCCGCTACCCGAAGATGAGGGTGCCGGGGCAGGACTAATACCCAATGCTTTCTCAAAACATTGCTGAGGGCATTGGATACCGCAACATTCCGAACTATCATTACAATCGTTGCTGCTATCTCCCGTTCCCGATGTTCCACTGGAACTGGTACTTGACGAGCCATCTGTTCCTGACGTTCCAGAACCGATGCTATCGTCAAACATATCGTCAAACATATTATCCAAGCTATCCATCCAATTGTTATTTTTATTCATATTATATACGTATTTGAAGTTGTCTTCCGGTGCTCCTTCATAGACTTTGCATTGTTTCGTATCCGCCACTTCGACTTCAAACCCTTGTAATCCAGACCACTTTAAAGAGGGCCATTGAACTTTTGGTTTAGGATTTTGTATAGTGGGCAACATTGGAATGACGATTTCCAAGAAATAGTATCCAATGTCGGTGATTTTGCTTTTCAACATAGGACTAATTGTGCCATTCGTATAAACAAACTCCTGTTTCCCGTTGATCACCTTGGGGACGGCTTTTCCGGCAACGAAATTTTGCACGTCTTCAATCGTATTCATATAGGGGACACCGTTTTCGTCAAAATAGCGCGAAATATAGGAGTCAATGACCACGTTCAATGATTGGAGATTGCCTTGACCTTCGTTTTGAAAAGTGCCATATTCAAAGGTGAGAGGGTGTCGTCGCGGCATGGGATATGTCCGCGCACCTTCCTTCAGAGAAAACGGTTTGATTTCTTGGATATATGCATACAAAAAGGTCGCTAAAATAATAATAAGAATAATATACAATCCATGTATCAATTTCATAAGATAATAAAGAAATATATAGTATATTCAGTAAATATTTATGAGTGCTAAATTCGAAATCTTGGAAAAACTCGGTCAAGGACAATTTGGCGTCGTTTATCTTGGAAATATGCAAAACAAAAAGGTGGCCATTAAAATAGAATACAAAGAAAGTCCCTATAAACTCTTAAAACACGAATCCAAGATCCTGTTTTATTTGAAAGAGCGGCATGTGTCTCATATTCCCGTTATTTATTATTACGGTTTGCACGAAGGGAATTTGGCTTCGGTCATGACCTTGTATGAATGCAGTTTTGAGGAATACATCATAAAAAATGAGCCGAATCCTGTGCAATGTACGCGTTTTTTTCATTCTATAATCGAAATCTTGGAAAACGTGCATAACAACTTTGTTTTACATTGTGACATTAAGCCATCGAACTTTATGATGAAACATGGAGAACTCTATTTAATTGATTTCGGGCTTTCCAAGATTTATATCAATGAAGAAAACCAGCATTATCCTCAAAAGAAGGATTGTGATCTTGTTGGAACGCCTAAATATATGAGCTTGTTTATTCACGGAGGAAGCAGTCCGAGTCGTCGCGATGATTTGATCTCATCATGGTATGTGTATATGTTTTCTTTAAGGCGTGCATTGCCATGGGACGATTGCAATAAAAATAGTGATTATATTACCGAAAAAAAGGGTGATTTGGAAAAAATGAAACATCATATTCTTGGAAATCGCCTTCAAACATTGTATTCTATGAAATTCGAAGAGCGTCCGAATTATCAATTATTAAAGATAAAAGAAGAATTACTTTGTTGATTTCCAAGATTTTCTTTGTGTAATATAGATGAAATTAGAATGGATTCATAGACGACCTAAAGAATATTACCCCAAATGTGTGAAAATGTTTGGACAACCCGATGCCATTTCGAGGGAAAAACATGGATTCGCTTTCTGGAAAACCAAGGGATTGTTCAATGAACATTTATTGCGCGATGAAGATGTGAAACATTGTGTTCCAAGAAATCACCATGATTATTTTTACAGCAGTGTAAAGTTTTTTGTACCAAAAGACAAGGTCATGGACGTTATGCGTATTAGTGGATCGATTGCGTATGATGGTTTGAAGAAGCTCTTGACCGCACGGTGTGGAGGAATTGGTGCTAATTATGCAACATTATATTTAGGAATGATGGTGGCTAACGGTCAATTGTCCATCGAAGAAGTACAAAAAGACGATATGTATCCGAAAATGATACGTGGTGAATTGATCCCTCACGATGAACTGCACACCATTATGTATAAAATGAAACGCGAGAATGCGAAGAAATACAAAAAACAACTGAAAGACGAGTTTGCACCTTATGCTTTTGATAAATGTTACCGAAAAAATACAAAAAAACGAGGAGGAAAGAAAAAGAAAACACAGAAATTGCGCACTCATTTAACCAATACGCAAAATGTTTTGTGCAGTTCCAAGGAATGGACTGTATGTTGTCCGCATCAAAAACCGGATGATATGGGTCGATATGCTTCCACCAATGAGAAAAACATCTTGGAATTAGACAATAAGAAATACGAATTACATACATGTTGCACACAATGCGCTAAAACAATGCAAAAGGAGACAAAAAACGCAGATACCTTTAAAGAAAAATATGTGCATGGTGTGGAGAAAGACGGCACTTTATTGTTGAAGAATCAACACAGCGGACGTTTTGTTCAAAAGGCCAAAATGGTGAATTAAATACATAGCTATAGTATGTATTTAACAAACAACAAACATTATAACTTCAAAATCAAATACCCTTCGGCTTTGCAATAAGGACAAACGCAATCCAATAGCAATTTATCTTCAAACGGTTTAATACATGTTTTATGGAAACAACCATGGCAATTATTACAAATGACCTTTTCATTTGTTTCTAAAGGATCAAATCGTTGTTCGCACAATGTACATTGACTTTCTTTTTTTCTTAAAATCGAATGACAAATTCCCATTATATTATTACAAACATATTTTCTAATTTATTTTCTTTTCTATTTTATCAAAAAATTCGGGGCGATAAATAAAGTTTCCACTGGGTTTATAATCTTTTACGTTATTGAATTCGCGTTTTTGTTTGGTTTCCATTTGTTCTCCGGTGTTCAATATTCTGGCATTTGGATCGGCGTTATTCACTTCTTCTTGTTCATCCACTTTTTCAACCACTTGACCGAATTCATTGACAATCATACCCGTTTTCTTCTTAAACTCTGTACGGACATAGGAGGGAACCCAATTTGCCCAAGAAACAAATATTGTATTGGGATGTACATAGCGAATATGAAACTTATTGGCTTCTAACTTGGCAATAATATATGCAATACAATCTTCTTTTTTATAAACGGGTTCGCCAAATATATATTCGGGAATAGTGAACCAAATATGTTTGTCTTTTTTTGCCCGAGAAGTGATTCGAATGCGATGGTGAATGCGGTTCAATATTTTATTGAAAATGGATACTTGGCGCAAATCGCGCTGTTGTTGCTTTTCATAAAGCTCGTCAATATTAATATTTTGAATATTATCATCGTCATCGGTATATAAAAAACAAGACATGGTACTTGAAATATATATTGAAAAAAAAGGAAAATATATAAACACTATATGTTTATAAATAATATATGAATACAGTTATTGAACATTTGGTGGTTGCCGGGGGCGGAACCTATGGGTTTCAAGCGTATGGTACGTTACAAGAATTAAAGAATCAACAGATTTGGGATCCAAAACAATTGAAAACGTGTCACGGAACTTCCATTGGCAGCGTATTATTATTAATGTTTTTATTGGGTTATGACGAAGAAGAACTGACTAATTATTTTGTAAAACGACCATGGCATAAATTGCTGGAATATAACATTGCCACCATTTTCAGTTCCATTCAAGAAAACGGACTTTTTACCATCAACACCTTTAAACACATTGTCATTCCTTTATTGAAAGGGATGGACTGTGATGAACACATGACATTGCAAGAATTTTACGAGAAAACACAAGTGGAATTCCACATATATGCCACTCAATTGGAAGATTTCAAGGCAGAAGACATTTCCTATAAAACCCATGGTTCTTGGACATTGATCGAAGCGATTTATGCATCTTGTTGCATTCCAATTCTTTTCAAACCTTTTGAGAAGGACGGATTTCATTATATTGACGGCGGAACATTCCTAAATTACCCCTTGGAACCTTGTTTGAAGAATTGCGAAGCAAAAAAAGTACTGGGTATTCGAAAAATATACGAAAATCCGGAAAATGTGACGGACTCCACGAATTTATTAGATTACATGGGTATTTTACTAAACAAAACAACTTTTTTCATCGATCAATCATCTTGTCAAGACCTATACTATGAGGTCCAAATCAAGTCCCCTCCTCTCAGTATATCCGATTTCTTCGAATTTGCACAATCCCAGACCATGCGTCAAGACTGGGTTAATAAAGGGTATGACATTGCACGTAATATGATCGAAGAATGGAATAAAGAACCAAGTTTAGAGGAAAACGACGAAATAACGTTAGAAGACGACATTAAAGGTACATGTAGCAGTTGCGGAATTCCATTAGATCGATATCGAGATGGTACAATAGAAGATGGACATCGATGCGGTGAATGTTATCAAACAGAAACAGGAGACATATAATATTGTTTTGAGAGATTCCTTAAAACAATATTTACTTCAATACATTATTGACGAAACTGGTCAAATTTGCATCGGTGATCTTTGCATCAAAATTAATACGTTGATCCTTGTCTTTGATCATGATCAATGTTGGATAACCATCAATACCATATTCTTGGATTTTAGGGTTTTCACCATTCGAACAATCGATTTCCTCAGTAACTATTTTATAAAATCCAACATCCTTTCCGTTATAAGATTCCACAAATTTATCCCATTCTGGTTTAGCACGTTTGCAATGAGGACACCAATCAGCAGTGAAGAACATGATTTTTGCATCACTTACGCGACCATTGTAATTGGCCATGTCCATTTCTTCTTGATTATTTACAACTGGTTTTCCAAACCATGAATAACCATAATATCCAATGACAACAAAGATGATAAAGACGAAAAATACTAAAAGTTGTTTGTGATAGGGTTGCAAATACTTTTCATACAAAATTGTAATAATAGACGCCATTATAAATTGAAGTTATATTTTATATTAGATGTTTGGACTAAAAAAAGCGCGTTGTTTATTTTGTCTAAATAATATAACTTATGAAACATCGAAAAAGTAGAAAACAAAACAAGAAACCGCGAAAAGTTTATACCCGAAAACATTATCAATCCAATGATGGTATGGTTACTAGTGTATGGGGTCCAGGTGCATGGCATTTCCTCCACACTCTGAGTTTCAATTATCCAGTGAAGCCCACGCTCAAAGAAAAACAAGAATACCGAAAATTCATATTAGGTTTAGAGCATGTATTGCCTTGCGGAAAATGCCGCGTTAATTTGAAGAAAAATTTCAAAAAACTGCCATTGACCATGAAAAAAATGAAAAGCCGCGCAACGTTTTCCAAGTACATGTATGATTTGCATGAATTAATTAACAAAATGTTGGGCAAAAAATCCGGATTGTCGTATAATGATGTTCGAGAGCGATATGAACATTTTCGCGCTCGTTGTACCCTTCCTTTAGAAGAAAAACAGAAAACGAAGGAAGACGGATGCACCGAACCCATGTTTGGAGAAAAATCCAAATGTGTTTTGCAAATCGTTCCTCAAAAACAACAATGCGATACCTTTCAAATAGATGAAAAATGTATCAAGCAATAAGAAACACATGTTTTCTTTAGGAACATGTGTTTATGTATGACATTTTTATAAGATTTATTATATATAATAGTTATGGCTCAATGTAATAAGAAAATGTGCAAACCAGTGAATTTAGAACAAAGTGATAGATGTCTATATCCTGAACCAAGCCCATACAAATCATCTCCTCCATTTCAACAACCTGGTAAAACATGTGAGCAAACGGATGCACCTGTATATAATCAAGCAGCTTGTCCTGTGGAAGCTCGAATGCCAGATAATGTACAAGAAGGGATGACCACACAAATGCCAGACGTGAGTCGTTTAAAGAAGAAAAAGAGCATTCCGTTTTGGTCACAAGATCCAAATGTGTTGTTGAATCAAAAATATGTCACCGAATTCTTTCCCGTGGATAATATGACTTTTACTCAAAAGTTGAATGCCATTACACGTTTAGTCATTGTGATGACGTTAATGTCCTTTTTATACACAAAGAGTCCTCGTTTGTTGGCCATTGGTTCGTTGAGTATTTTAGCCATCTTTTTGTTGTATTTCGCTTATCGCAAAACAGGTGGCAAGGAAGGTTTAGGCTCTTATATGGCGCAAGCCGGTTTAATGACCCGCGATCCATCCCTTCCTCCACCCGGACCAATGAAACCTCAGTTACCAGTTGTAAAACTTTCCGGTGAAGTGGAAGATGATATTAGCCCAGAAACATTGAATCTGAGTTTCGACAAACCCACACCGGACAATCCTTTGTCCAACGTGTTAGTACCCGATTACCGTTATGATGTAAATAAAAAACCCGCCCCTCCGTCTTATACACAACGCGGAAATGAAACTATTTTAGCAAATGCAAAACGCATGGTTGTGGAACAAAATCCAGGCCAACCCGATATTGCCGACAAATTGTTCGGAGATTTAGGCGATGAAATGATGTTTGAACAATCTATGCAACCCTTTTATTCCAATGCAAATACAACCATTCCAAACGACCAAGGAGCATTTGCACAATTTTGTTACGGTGATATGATTTCGGCCAAGGAAGGTAATATGATGGCTCTTGGACGCAATAATCCAAGATGGATCGATGGATACAATTAAATATACTGTTTTAAGGAATCACTCAAAACAGTATATAAAAAGATGAAATACTTTAGAAATATCAGGTAAATATATATACACATAGTATAAGAATGGTTAAATCAGTGAATTACACATTTTTTAATTCAGATCGTATTGGAAACGACGATCCCAGCAGAACACAAGATGATATTCAAAGCGTTAACTATTTTGGCTATGTTGCCGGAAATCCTTTTGCCACCGATTATTCCAATGAACAAGAACAATTGAATTTTTCACGCGAACACATTGGTCTTGTACCAGGTAATGTACGTGGTATTGGTGCGAGCAGCACGTACATCCAAGATGAAAACAGTTTGTGGTTAGAAAACGAACAAGGTCGTAATTTGAGTCGTTTGAGTTTAATGCAACGTCCTTTTGCCACCGTTCCTTATTTAGGAAGAGGTTCTGTGGATCCTACTTTAGAATCTCAAATATTACAAGGTGATAATATGAAGGACAAGAAGAGTGCTTATCCTTCCCAAGACACTTTCATGAAACATGGAATGCATCCTGAAAGTCAGGAATTTAATGATACTATTCAAGGAAAGCCAATGGCAGAACAGGCATTGAATGCTCCTCGCGGTGGTGCGGATACACGTGAATTGAATACAGATTATTACGCTTCCAAGAAAAACGCCAGTTTCTAATGCGTTATATATAAAATCTTCGTCTATATTATAATGAGCGTTCAAAAGGGGGGTAAAAAACAACACAAAACCGCGAGAAAACACCACAAGAAGAGTGGCAAAACACACCACAAGAAGAGTGGTCATAAGAAGAGCCAAAAGAAAAGTCACAAGAAAAGCGGCAAAAGAAAAACCGCTTTTCAACGTTTTTTCGGCCTTTAATTCGTTACTGGCATCTGACCGTTGCAAAAATAAAATGGAACATTTTAATTCTTCAACGGTTTAAATAGATATACAATTATAATTGTATGGATTGCCCATACAATTATACTTTAGACGTTGTTTATGAAAATGACCAACAATATCGGGCATGCATTCGCCAAGTATTTAAAATGAACTTCCGTACTTATGATCAATATTTAGACGATATTACAAACGACGAAAATGATTATGACGAAGAAAACGCGAAAATAGCGATGGATTTTCTTTATGAAAAGACCAAACAACACCCTCTATTTCGACAAGTTTTTCAGAAAGCGGCTGGATTCATGTTCTCTTTAGACGAAACGATTGGATTAGCCGTTTTGTGTTCGTATGATTATTTAGCATTATTTCATCCATGTGTGCAAACCTTTTTATCAAATGAAAATCGTTTTCACGAAAATTGCCAAGAATGGAAATGTTTAATTCATGCATTGAGTTAATGTATGAGCATAATTTGTGTTTATATAGTATAATGGCATCAACACGAAGGAAAAATAACCAAGCTGAATATAATTTACAAGTAAAAGGCAATGAAGAAATTGTGGATAATCGTACAAGCAAAATGCGCGGATACCAAGATCCCACTTATTATGCGGGACAAGGCCTTATCCAAGGCCATTTGCCCGATAGCACTTTGTCGTATAATCCCACGGATACGGAATCTTTTTTATTAGGCATCGGTGCAAACAATTTTATCAATCCTCAACCCACATTCGAGGCCAAGACCAAACATTTGCAATCGCTGTCCATGATGGACAATACTGTACCCATGGTCATGCCAAAAGAATTGAAACCTTTGCCAAACCAGCGTCCATTCCCAACCCCCTAAATGATGTTTTAAGGAGACCACTCAAAACATCATTCTTATGTTCTTGCTTGCGAAAATAGGGCTATAATATATGATCAAATATGTCATGAAACACTTGTTCCATTTTTTACCCGAAGAAATGATTAATGAAATTTATTCGTTTTTGGATTTATTGACTCCCGTTAAATCGCTGCCATCTATTTGGTATCATCGGCTTATTACGAGCGATATGCACTATTATCCATGGGGACAAACAATGGTGGGTTTAAAGCGAGAAGAAACACAGTTTCGTATATTAATGCAAAACAAAGCATTCAACATCATAAAAAATATTCACGAACATAATTTGAATAAGTAATATTGTGAAAGGTGTTAAAGACGTTAGAGTATATTTTATTACCAGAAATATGAGCGCGTATATGTATAAATATCAAAACAAAACGAAGAAGTCTAAGCGTGCTCCTAAAGTGGAAGAGTCCGACGAAGAGGAAGAAGAATCGCCTCATTTTAATGGAGAGGACAAGGACAATCAGAAAGTATGCCGGGAAAATAATCATGTATATTTTCACGCCGAAGTGAATCGCGGAACTATTTTCCAATTGATTGGTCATTTACGTGCTGCACAAGAAGCGTCTATTTTGATGCAATTTAAATACAGTTTGGAGGAAGTACCTGTATATTTACATATTAATTCTTTTGGAGGATCTGTATTTGATGCCATGACGGCGATTGATATAATTATTGCCAGTAAAGTGCCTATTTACACGATTATTGAAGGTGCGACTGCTTCTGCCGGAACGTTGATGAGCGTTGTGGGTGCAAAACGGTATATTCGTCCAAATGCATATATGTTGATTCATCAATTGTCATCTGGTTGTTGGGGGAAAATGGCGGAATTGGAAGATGAGTTTCAAAATTTACAGCAGATTATGGAGCGTATTAAGGATATTTATAAAAATCACGCGAAACTTCCTAAAAAAGATCTGAATGATATTTTGAAACATGATTTGTGGTGGGATAGTAATAAATGTTTGCAATGTGGTTTGGTGGATGATCTATGGACGCAATAATTAGGTGTTTTTGGAAGGTTTGTTCTTTTTTGAGCAAGAAACCAATAGGGAAATAGCGTAACGGTTTATGCTGGATATCATTTATATAAAACACAGTATATAAATGATAACAATAAAATTACTCGAATTTATCTTTGTCTCCTTCGTTAATTTTAAAGATGGTGTCTCCTTCTTCTACCTTCTCTTCTTCCTCAACCTTTTCCTCCTCCTCAACCTTTTCCTCTTCCTCGTTCTTCTCTTCGGCTCTTAGAAAAGACAACAATCCTTTCTTTTCCTCTTCAACGACAACGTTTTCCAATTCTTCTTCACCCTCACTTTCAGTATCACTCTCGAGTGGCAAACCAACGTCACTGTTTTCCTCCTCCACTTCGGTGGTAACGTTTTCCTTATCCAACTCTTCTTGAGATTTTCCATTCATTAAATACACAAAGAAATCACTAATGCTCTTGAACATCTTATACTTTACTGGTTGATTAAAATAAATACAAATATTTTAATCAAAGTTACTCGTTAAAGGATACAATAATTTTCACATTTTCCTTTTTAATGCACTTACATGCACTAATGGACAACTCTTCACGCTTTTTGCGTGTTTTACCATGATCATTTTGAAGAACAATAGAAGACGATTCACGTGTATTTAAACTCTGTTTTTTCTTGGAAATACTATTACGCTCATTCATATCCTTTTCAATATGTTCATAATGTTGTTGAATGTAATCAATGATTTTGTGTTCAATAGCCCACTTGAAAAAATTCAATTGACCAATCGTGGTTTCCATATAATTGTTTTCGTCATAAGGTATTTTTATACGTTCCCATCGACAAAAAGGGTCAAATCGTTTCTTGGAATATGCCTTTAATTTCAACTTGTAATCATTATATACCTTAAAACGACGTGTTTTATCACCATCTCCCACAGATATATCATATACCGTATAATACTTTTTGGCATAATTTGTAACAAACCAATCCACAATGCGCAAAGAAATATTGGTTTCTCCGCTAATCACGTTCATCATGTATTTTAAATGCTCCTTGTTTTTGTAAAATAAATTTAAATTGTCCATCAAAAGTCCATTTTGCGTTTGTTGCTTTAGAGACATGAATATAATTATTTTATTTAAACATTGTTTAAATAGATTTGTTATAAATTATATTAATCTTATAATGATGTTTTAAGAAATAGCACATAAAATATTTTCCGAATGCGATCTATATAACAATACTTCATTGTTTTCACAATCCGGCATGCTGAGCACTGATCTATATCGATAACGTGGTTTTTCTTCGACATATTGTGTTCTGTCATATTCTGTGTTTGGCCATGTTCTATATTTTTCTTCTAATGTGGAAGACCATGACACTGATTTTTTTAATGGCTTCGTTTCAATGAGTGGTGTTTGTAATAATGAATATATCCAAGCCTCCATTTTTTCTAACAACGTTTCTTCTTGTGTAACGCAAACACCCCGTTGTAATGGAACAAATTCTTTTTCTTCGTATTCCTCTTCTTGACAAATAGTTGGAAATGGAAATTCTTGCCACGTTTCTTCATGACAAAAATAGGAAATCATGGAATCACAATCATTTTCACTAAGAATTGCATGAGGAATAACATAATGAGAAGGTGGTTTCTCAATTATATTTACAATTTCTGCTAATTGGATCAAAGACATATTTAAAAATATTTGCGATTCTTTATATATGTTTATAAAATTGAACGCCCATTTTGATTTTTTGAAAGGTAAAAGCAGTCATTATGAATAAGTGGAAGGAGTTGAATAAAATAATATCGTTCATTGTATGTGGATACATGAATGGACTAAAAGGGGCGGAAAATGGAATGGTGGAAATTGTGTCTAAATACAACAGACTCTTTCCGGAAGACGAAATCTTCCATGTTTTGCATCCCCATGAAAAAACGCAATTTCAATTGAAATTGTTTTACAACGAAGAAATTGATACATGGATAGAAGAATTGCAAAACAAATTCCTTTGCTTGAAAAACAGGAAACTGACTTATTTTGTGACGAAAATAAATAAACGCAATGGCGTGACAAACTATGATTGGACATGGAATCGTAGTAGCGATGTTATATTTAATATGTTTGTCCAAGATTGGGCAAGCATATTGGAAGAGAAATACCGATCGGGATATGAAAAAGAAATCACCGCTTTGATGAAAGACTATGCACTATGGAAGAAAGATATCATTCATAATTTAAATCAAGCGATTCGCGACGTAAGAAGGTTGCATTGTTCTTTGTAAATTAAATTAATCATTTTTTATGTATCATTTTTATTGTGTATTATTATTAAGAAACATGAAACCAAAAATATTTGTAATTGGATTCAATAAAACCGCAACAAGTACAATTCACACGTTATTCCAAGAAAATGGTATTCCCGGATATCATCAAGGGAAAAAATATAAAACAATCAATTGGAAAACGATGTTGCCTAAATATAATTGTTTTTCTGATATTTCATTTACGTTAGAAGATATAGAAGAATTACATAAAACGTATCAAAACGCCATTTTTATTTTAAATGTTCGAAATATAGACAAATGGTTAATTTCTCGTTTTAAACATGGCGAAAGGAATTTCCACATGTCTGGTTCTCATCCCTTTTATCCCTGTTCTTTTGATAAATGCAATGCATGGATTAAAGACAGAGAAAGAAAACATCTCCAATTTCTAGATTTTTTCAAAGACAAACCAAACAAACTGTTATTAGTTAATATTGAAAAAAAAGGATGGATTCATTTCTTACGCAAAGAATTTTCTTTAGCACGTAGTGTTCATAATATACACGTAAATCCCACTCAAAACACACCTTATCATAATGAAATCATAAATACTGTCAATGATTCATTGGAGAAATTAGATTATAACAAAAATACTTTATTTATTGCAAATGAAGAATTATTGCAATCGTATTTAGAAATTTACAATCGAAAACATGTTTAATCTAATAACCGTCTTTTTTCATCCAGTATTTGTTTATAAGGTTCCAATAATCCGCGCGTACTTTGACGTTTTACCATAGCCTCCAATAATTCCTTTTCCTTTTTATTCAGCTTTTCCAAGATATGTTGATGCGAAAATAAGTGCTGAAAACGCGGTGTTCCCATCATGGCATCGCGAATATTATTTTTCGGCAATACCGTTTTAATGTTTTTGATGGACGAAATATAATTCATTACGTCTAAAGTAGTTACCGAATGCACCTTTTCTTGAGAAACAGTCGCCAAAATATAAGTCTGATGATTGGGTTCAAATGAGGTTTTGAGGAGTTTGGTCAATTCACTGCGGCGATAAGGTATATGACTATGTCTATTCAATAAAGCGCGAATACATTCTTTTAATGCAAACAAGCTTTGATTGATTTCACCATTTTCTTTGTATGCACGACGGTCTTTGCAAATTGCGTCGTGTGCTTTTTCACAACCGGCTAAATCCAAGATGTTGATCACTTTCCCATCAATAAAAACAGTAATCAATAAATGTGATCGTGAAGATGCACTATTTTCACTCGATAATCCCACTTGACGATTGTCGGCAATAACAGAAGTAATGTGACGTATATCTTCCGAACCTTTCATTTTTTTCTTTTCCACATTGGGTAATACAAAATCCGCGCTTCCATTTGCGCGTTGTGCAATATGTCTTTTTTCTTGGAATAAGTCATAACATTTGTTATTGTAAATTTCAATGGCACTGATTTGAGCAATGTATCCGATTTCCAGAATATCACTCAAAAGTATAGGGAAAAATCCTTCTTCTTTTTTTCCTCCCAATAGTGTATGTGTTTTTCCGGAACCGGTTTGTCCATAGACGTAAAAAGTAACGTTTTTTTGTTGTTTTATTACATTTTTTAACATGGACACTCCCAAATGGTTATACACATCCATATTCGCACATTGATCGTCAAATACTCTGTCATATTCATATACATTGGTAATAATATTGGGATCTAAGTACCCTTTTTGTTGCTTGGAAATCTTGATTTCGTTATTTTTACAATTTACACAAGAAGGACTTTGTTTGAAATTGGGTTTGACACGGCACATTAATTGAATGGAATTCATTGTTTAATTAATGTCAATATAATCGATGTTACAGAAATTATCATTATAACCTGGTGTTGCATTACGTATTTTCCACCAATTTTTTAATGTGTGTTATAACTCACACATTAAATATTAATGATCACTATTATTAGGCAATAGTTAGGGTGCTTAGTTAGAGTAAGCAACACCAGCCATACCACTCATTACGCGAAGCACGTTATAGTTGGTGGCATAGACACGAACCTTGGCAGTGGCGGTACCACCGACAGTGGCGCTGGAAAGGACAAGCTGAAGGGTGGCGTTGTCGATTCTGGAGAAGTTGCAGCTGCCAGAAGGTTGGTGCTCCTCAGGGCGAAGAGCGAAGGAATATACGTTGATACCGGTATCAGGGTTACGGGTGTGGTGTTGGAAAGGCTGGACAACATCGAAGTATGTTCCCTCACGCTCGGAGAAGCGGTCTTGGCCGTTAAGCTGAAGCTTAGCGGTAACAACAGGGTTCTCACCCCAGCAGTGCATGTCAAGAGCGGTCTCGGAAAGCACGAAGGTACCAGCATCAGATACGAAAGAACCAGTATCAACAGCACCTGTAGGGTCGAATGTGTTGTTAGGTTGGCCAGGTCCCCACTGAACACCAGCATCATCACTGCCCATAGCACCAGGATCTTGGAAAAGACCAGCGGAGGTGATGAATTGGTCAGCACCAGAGGTTTGGTCAGGACCACCGAAAGCATGGACAGCGTTAGGAAGAGCGTCGATAGCATCGGTATAGTTGAAAGGTTGAGCACCAAGAGTTCTGTAAAGGGTTTGGCCACCCTCCAAAGAAGCACAGTAATCAACGTTAGCATCAGGCTGAACAACCCAGATCAACTCCTTACAAGGGTGGTTGAAGTTCAACTTGATCTTGTTGGAAGAGGAACCAACAGACTCGTCACCAGTGAATTGAAGTTGTTCAATCAAGTACTCGTGAGGGTTCTGAGCCATCTTGCGGCGCTCATCGGTGTCAAGGAAGACATAGTCGATGTAAAGGGAAGCAGCAACAAGAGATTGTTGGTAAGCAGCAGAAACAGATTGAGATCCGCTGGTAGCAGCAAGGGTCTTGACAGCCCACAAGCACTCACCAATAGGACGGAAGTCAATGTTGATCTTGACCTCGTGGTATTGAAGAGCAATCAAAGGAAGAGCAAGTCCAGGGTTGCGGCAAAACCAGAAAAGAAGAGGAACGTAAAGGGTGGTCTCAGGAAGAGCGTTGCGAGGAGCGCACACCTGGGTTGGGCCACCAGCAGCAGCACAAGGTCCGCTGATGTTAGCGAAGGAAGGATCAGTGATGTATGTTAGCTGGGTGGTGTTACCAACCATCTGGAAGTATCCACGTTGCTGGTCAGCAGGCATGGTAAGTTGGTTCCAGATGTGCATCCAGTCACCGTATTGACGGTCAATTCTTTGGCCACCAATTTCAACCTCAACCTGAGCGATCAATTGCTCACCAGGGAAGTCCAACCAACGGGCATATACACCGTCAGTGGCAGGGGAACCTTGAGCCAACATAGATTGGTTGATCTCAGGAAGAGTTACTTGAAGGTAAGTACGGTAGCAAAGGTCACCGTTTCTGCTGATAGTACAAGTTACGCGACGGCCGAAGTCAGCTTGGCCAGAGAAGGTTTGCTCAATGGATTCCATAGCAAAGTTGGTGTGGCGTCTGTAGGACACCTTCCAGAAAGTGATCTCGGGAGTTCCGGTAAGGAAAACGTCTTGGGCGCCATAGGCGACGAGTTGCATAAGTGCTCCTGCCATTTCTTATAATGTTAGTAAAGAAAATAATTTCGGAGAAAATGAATTTAAATAAAAAAAGAAACCCGCGATTTTTTTCTAAAGTAATACACAGCAACTTGTGTGCATAAATTATGGTCCAAAACGCCCAAAAATGACTGCAATTTACCAAAATTATCGTCCAAAGGCCAATAGGACGAGAAAAAAACAGAAATGCCTAAAGAATCACCATCAATGATTATTTTGGCAAATCCGGATTTTCGAAAAACGGCTAAATAAAATGAATAACAAACCATGTTTAGAGGATTTCTATAAACATGCTTTTCTTGTGTGATTTTGTTGTTCGTATTATGCATTATGGTTTGGTATCCAAGATAGACATATCTAAATTCGTTTGAACAAATGTTTCCAAATAATTTTCTTGGAACACCTCGCGCTTTCCTTCGTGTTTCTTGGAAAATATATATTCATTGTCTTTCTTTTTAATGGACCATCCCTTTTCCAGGGCATTCAATAAAAATGCCATGATTTGGACTTGCCTTTTGTTTAAAGAAAAATCATTGGGAATTTCCGAGGTGAGTGTTTCTCTTTCTGACATACTTAGTATAAAGATAGCATTTTTAAGGATCTTTTCAAACGTAAATTACAATAGTCCATTGTTCCAAATGATTTCGTAATCACGATGAGAGCGCGGTTTTAAGTAATTACTAATGACTCCCATACATTCGGGTAATAAAGACGTTTTTTGTGTGAGTAAATGAAAATACAATAACAGGAGCTCTTTTTGATAAATTGGATATATATTTACATATATACATGAACCTATTGGTTGAATAGCAAACTTACTCGAATTATATTTATCGCGATCGTCCAAGAGTATAGAGCAACCAATTCGATTGATTAAATCGAAGTTTTTTATTAATTTATCGCAACTTGTACGATACATTGTAAAATAAGTGACTCCACTATATTTATCGTAATTGATTCCCATAAAACGTCCTTTGAAACAAAGATACTCCTCGGTTACCGACCATGCATTTCCACCCCATCCAAGATACCCTCTGGGACTGTCATTATTTTTTAAATACAAAACACATTCTAAGAATTCGTAATGTTTATGATCTTGATTAAAGTGCGATGGATAGTCATCGATACACTCTTGTGATAAACGCAAATGTTTATTTTTATAATATTTAGTATTCATTAAGGCCAATTAATGAATATTAAATGGGTTATTTAAAATCAATTTTGTTTCCTGTTTCGTTTTGTGTGTCTTTGTTTTTTACTGGATTTCTTTCGGAATTTTATTTTTTTGGTATGTTTCTTTTGCTTACGTTTCTTTTTGGTGATTTTTCTTTTGTTCTTTTTACCTCCACTATTTACAACATTCATTTGGGACGATGGGGATGTTGGGGTAAATGCATTATTCATATAATTATAAAAATTTTGCAATAAACTTATCGTGTTGTTTTTTTTTTCTTCTGGAGAAATAATTTTAAATCTAGCTTGCTGTTTTTCATTAATGGCCTTTCTTATCTTTTCTGTTTCTGCTTCTATTTTTTTCATAATTTTTTGTATAGCATTTTCTGCACTTGTTACTTTCTTTTGATCTGTTTTTTTTAATCCAATGAATTCAGCACCTCTTCGAAACAGTGATTTTTGCTTTGGTAACTCTAATCTTTGTGTATATTCATTTAATTTGTTTTGCGCTTCCCCTAATTTGAGCTCAAGTTTTTGGATTATAGAATTTTTCTCTAATGCTTGTAACAATTCAATTTCAGGATTGGCTCCTTCACCCAATTGTGCATAATTTGTTCGTTTTGTTGAACGACCACTTGCACGTGTTGGTTCTATCGGAGAAGTATCTTCCTTTTCAACTTTCGTAATAGTTACGGCAATATTTTTTGCTGTGTTTTGTAATAATTCAGTGTATTTTGTTTCAACTTCTTCTATTTTTGTTGTGTATTCTGCTGCCATGTATGTTTTTGCAAAATTAACAAGCTTGTCGTCGATAACATTATTTAAAGCCACAAATCTTTTGTGAGCATTTTCTATAGAACCTGTACCCTGTATAATTCTTTTAGGAGTGGCTGCCAATACGGCCATATACTGGGTTGTTGCAAAATCTGTTAATACCTCAAATTTTTCTATGATTGATGTTGTGCCAGATGAAATTGATCGACTGGTTGATCCAGTGGTTGATATATTGGTTGATCCAGTGGTTGATATATTGGTTGATCCAGTGGTTGATCCAGTGTTTGATAAATCCCCTTGTGCGACATCCATGTTTTGTTCATTAACTGGTTCTGCAACAACTGTTTCTGCATCAACCGGTTCTTGTGTCATTAAAATAACGTCATTAATTGTGGTTAAAAAATTGTTTAAATCGACTAATGGCTTTTTTAATATCGCTGGGTCAATATTGACTTCTTTACCATTAAATAGATCATTTAATATAGTATCTTGTAATTTTTCATTATAACGTCCTATTTCAGTGATTTCAGTATCCATTTCAGCAGTATTAGTATTTAATTCTATTATAAGTTCCCTAAATTTGTTTTTACCACCATCACTTAAAATGTTTAATTTGATATTACCTATTGGCTTAATAAAATAATTGTCTAATATTTGCAATATATTCATATTCTCAGTATTCATTCTAACAGCAATATTTTGAGTATTTGTTACATCTTCCTCAGTAATAGTTTCAGACTTAAATTTTTTTGCAACAGGCTGTTCCGGCTCTTCATTCACGTATTCCTCATATTCGTATGTACTACCTTTAATTGGTTGTATAGGTATCATTTTTTGAACGTTTTCATTTATTTTTGCAACTAATTTATATATATAATCACCACTTGATTCACGTTCCGCATTTGTTACAATAGCCTTAGAACCATCTATATCAACTTCATTTGCGATAATGGGTTGTCCAGTTATTCTCTCTTTAAAAGATGTTTTACCAAAAAAATCGACATATTTTTGAAAAAAAGACGGATGTGGGCGAATTCCCGTACCAATAAGCCAAAATTCAGAATTAATTAACAACGATTCACCACCCACATTTTTATCTGTGGAAGTAAGTGGCATAACATGAAATCTTTGTAGTTCTTGTGGTAGTTTTTCTTGTTGTTCTAAAAATTCTTTCATCCAACGTTGTTTGTAATATACTTGTAACGAATCACCAAAAGATTTTAAGGTAATAATAATTTCGGTCATCATTTTATCTTTAAATTGTGAGACAGCTTGTTGATTATTCATTAAAGTAAATGCTTGTGTATTGGTTTCATTATTCACTTTGTTTATAAGCTCGCTTATTGGTATTCTACTATAAATAAATCCTGCAAAATCCCATAAACGTTTCCATGATGGATTTGATGGTGGCGCATTAATATATCCAGGATCATAACTTTTGTAAAAATTAGAAATATTTTCAATAGTGGTATCACCGTATTGTAATTCATATGATCCGTTCATTTTTACGCCAATATAAGTATCACCTTGTGGTGAAAAAAGAAATTCGACATCTGAAATTGTTGATTTTGAACCAAAATAACCAATAAAGGTGTTAATCCCGTCTATTAATATATTTTTTGCCAATATTCGTCCATTTGTAAGTAAATCATTAGTATTTGGTGTTTGATTAGGATCAATTCCATTTATATTTTGACATAATTGAATAAATGTTGCATCGTTATTCAAATCTCCGCTTGTCATTTCTGTTGTTGGAATGCCTCCAATTGTTTTTGGATCCATCAATCCCGGTGCATATTTAATGTCTTTCATTAAATTTAGATAATCATCTATTTCTCCTTGATTAATTGTATTTGGTAAATCATTTAATAACATAATTATCTTTGAATTTGCTGTTGAATTATCGGAAAATCGATAATCGAATTTATTAGCAGCAAACTCTTTGCTTACAGGATTATTATCAATAGTGCTTAAGTAATATTCGTTATCTCCCAAAGTGTAAATATATTTATCTTGTATCAAATTAACTCTTATACTCTGCTCATTATTCAAAAAAGGGTAATCTGCAACTTTAAGTACTTTTGCCATATATAAATCATCTATACCGTCACAATAATTATCAATATACCATAATACTGTTGTATAATAATTCCATTCTTGTTGTCCAAGAGAACGTTCTCTTAATTTAATTAAAAAATTTTTTATATTTTCTTTAGTATCATCATTACCTGGTTGTAAGTTATTTATAAAATAATTAATTACTGGATCATAAACTGTTGTCAGTCTTTCTATTTGTTTGTTATTTAAACGTCCAATAAAATCGTGCAATAATTCATCATACGTTTTCGCAATACCAGTTACTTTAAAATATTCATATAATGGGTTTGAAGGGTCAGGATCAGTCATACTACCATCACAAGAAAGAATAGTGTTTCTTCCTCCATATTGACCTCCTCTTGAGCGTTTCCTTAGAGATGATGCACCACTGTTAGTACTTGAAGTAACAGTTCCTGATGAGTTGGAATCTCCTTGATATCCTCTTAATCCTTCTGGTATTGGTAATGATGGATAAGGCATAGTGCTCTTACTATCTGATTCTGTCAATATACTTTGCGCCAATATATGTATTTTATCTAGATTCATAATATGATTTTGCAATGCTATTAATTCTCTATTGGATTCACTCAATTCGCTTACTAAGAAATCAATATGATTACTGAAATTTTTAGAACATGCAAAACCATTATTAACAAATATTTGTTCGTATTCGATTAATTGTTCTATTTTTGTTGTATTAATGTTACTTATAATGCTATTAACTTCTGTTTCTTGAAATATTTTTATAGATGGTAGCATGAATCCATTACTTTTAAAAGTACTTAATATACTATTATTTTTTGATAATGTCTCATATTCTTTTTTAATGTATCCATAAATGGGAATGCGAGAATCCGTGGGTGGGTTATTCGATACGTTATAAAAAAGCTCAGTAAATACTTTTATATTAACTTTCATGGTTTTTATTAAATTTTTTAATTTTTGTATATAAGCGTTTAAATAAAGTATTTTCTCCAAAAAATGTAATATAATATCACTTACTATAGGATTGGGTGTTGTATTTCTTGTTTCCCTTGGATTAGCAAAAGTATGAACATAACTAATATCTTCTCGTGGAATAATATTAACTTCGTCTATATTTTTAACAAAATCTATATCTTTAAGATCATCAATAATTTCCTTATAATTTATATTAATACGTTGTAATGTATCTATTACTGGTTTATTATCATATAAACCATAATCAAATCCATTCGGTAATTCAATAGACTCTGCTGGAAATGGGGGTGCGATTTTTAGATACAAATTAATCGTATTAGCTAGAGAGGAGAATTTTGTATTATCAAAATTCTTGAGTAAATTTTCTAATCCTATTTTAAATGACTCATAATTATTATTCGCGGCATAGCGATCTTGTATTTTAATTAATGCTCCACTAATAGAATAATAATCATTGAAACGTTTAACCTTTCCTGTATTTTTTAGTGATGATGACTTAATAACTCCTGGTTTTTTAGGTTGATTCATTATTCAAATATATATATATATATAATGATCCCAGAAAACAATATTTATTAATCAACAAAATAGTTAAATAATTGGAATCCAAAGAGTTTATAATCTATGTCCAATCATTCCAAGAAAAACAACCAGAAGCAGCTTACTTCCTTGGATGAAAAACACAGTGAAATGTTGGCCTATTTCGAAAGATTGGAAACACATACGCTGCCAAATTTACAAGACGAGGTACAATCCCTCAAAACCAAGCTCAAAACTTTGCCTAAAAATCAGATTGATGCCATCATGGAAACCAAGGATTTAATCCAAGAAAAGAAAAAACAAATCAAATCTATGCAACGAGAAAAACAAGATTATTTCTTAAACAATTCCAAATTCATTTTCGATTATTTCGAATCCAAGAAGCAAATTTCCTCCGGAGAGCCCCCTCAAAACGTCAATGTGCTCAATTCGTTTTTCAAAGTGAAATCGACCAATCCAGAGAAACAAGACGTGGCTAAATATGTGCAAGCCAAAAAACTGTATCAAGATTATTGGTACAATGTCAATAATGAATTTACCAATATCCAAGATTATTTCGTCTCATGTGACGTGTGTGATGTGTGCAACCAAGGTGAAATGGTACCACAAGAAGATGAGGGTGTCATGATTTGCAATAATTTGAAATGCGGGCGATTTATTACCCATATTGTGGATAGCAACAAGCCCAACAACAAAGAACCACCCAATGAAGTGTCTTATACTGCCTATATTCGCCTGAACCACTTTAAAGAAATATTGTCGCAGTTCCAAGCGAAGGAAACCACGCAAATCCCCGAAGAAGTCATCGACCAGATCAAGGCGCGTATTAAAAAGGAGCGCATTACAGATATGAAAGAAATCAATTACGATAAAATGCGCGAAATCTTGCGGAAATTGGGCCTCAACAAATATTTCGAGCACATTCAATACATTAATTCGCTGTTTGGTATCAAGCCGCCCATTATGAACGAGGAATTGCACGAAACATTGTGTGTATTGTTCATCGAAATCCAGAAACCGTGGGCCGTGCATTGTCCGCCCAATCGCACGAATTTCTTCAATTATACTTATACGTTGTATCAATTGTGTGTTCTTTTGGACCAAAGCCAGTATTTGCCCTTTATTCCCATGATGAAAGACCGCGAAAAACAATTGGAGCAAGACATGATCTGGAAAAAAGTGTGCGAAGACCTGGACTGGGAATTTTTCGCCACAGTGTAAGTCATTTTTTTATCATTTTATTATAAGAAAATGAAGTCGAGGAAACAACACAAGTCGAAATCCAAGAAAAACAAAACGAAGAAACAATTTTTATACAACCCAAATGATCCCGATAAAAGCTTCGACGTCTATATTGACAAAGATCCCAGCGATACAATCCCGATCCAATACAGCACTCCCGAAGACGTGAAGAATACAATTACGAAACTCGAAAAATTGTACAAAACAAAAAAGTACAGTCATAAGCGTATTTGGCAAGTGGGTATGATCATGAAAGTACGTTTAGAAGCCATGTTGAAACATCACAAGACGAAATATCCCAATGCGAAAAAGGTAAAACAGCGTTATCATTTGGCGCGTCGCTATTTCGAATTTCTTGGAAAAAGGACTAAGCAACCCACTTTTGAAAGGCGAACTGCCATGAAATTTATTTTTTGAGGAAGAATATAAGACTGGTAAGTTATAAGAATTGGTTGGTAAGGTTGCATATTTCGTAACTATGTTAAAAATATAATTACGAACGATAAAATGAGAAATTATAATAACTAATGTATCAAGTTTTTTTTCATATTGCAAGTATTACTATTTTGGAAATATGTTTCTTTTTTTATTATGTCGGTCCTCTCGAAACCGATATTTTTATGAGTTATGTCAAGCGAATTATGGACGGACCACTTCGGGATTTGGATTCCAGTTTGGAGAAATTGAATATAGATCGCGCACAATTAATTCAAGCCATTTATTTAGTGGATGCAAGTGATCAACAACAATTGCATGATCAATTAGAGCGAGAAAAAAACGAAGGCATAAAAGAACGTGATAAAGATAATGAACAGTTGTTTTTAATAACAATTCGATTTTGGTCGATAATATGTGCGTTTGCCTTGTTGGTGTTTTTGACCCAATTTTGTTACAAAAAATATTACAAGAAAAAAGAGAAAAATAATATGGTGACTATTTTTTCCGATCCCAACATAAACAATATGGAAAGTGAATTGGAAATGACGGTATATAGGAAAGAATCGATTGATGAAACACAGTCAAGTACAGACGATGCCGATACAAGTCGAGTACGCTTAATACAATACGAAGATCCGAATGCAACCAATAAACGTGTTTTCCTCAAAACAGCTGGTCATTATGTGGTTTATGGTGTGGGAATCATCGGGTTTCAATATTTGTTTTTCAATTACGTGGTGTTTGGTTATAAACCATTGTCGATTGAAGAAATACGCTATTATTTGTACAATCGGTTTTTGGAAAATCAGTCATGAGATTCCACGACTTTGTTTTCCAAGGATTCTTTAGGCGTTTTTTCTGGGCCTCCATTTTCCATAGAATCCAATGTTTTGGTTTCTTCTGTCTTTTCCGAATCTTTTTCTGTTTGTACTTCGGCTTCTGAGGAACCCGGTATTTCTACTTGAGTGGGATTACAACAGCCACCTTCGTCACAACAAGGAGATAACCCGAAGCGTCCTGCTATAATGTCGATCTTCTTTTTCATTAATACGCGATCATTGGAAAGCCATTTGTCATACCCACGCAAGCAAGAGCAAACACTTATGGTGTGAATTAAATCGGTGACGAAATTGATGGTTTCCGGCCCTTCGCTATCTCTCAAAACGTTAATCTCTTTTTGCAAAGCCTTGTATTTTTCAATATATTCATCGATATTTTCGTATTTATTTACGCTGTAAAATATTTCTTCGAAATTCATACCCAGTGCATTCCACTTTTTCACCATTTCGACACTTTTGTTTAGCTGGGCCAATGGTGTGAAAAACGTATTGATCACGGTGAAAAGGAGGGTTGCTACGCTAATATCCCGATAGGCTTCTTTTGTTAAAAAACCCGTGGATGTGCTTTGTGCTGTGGTTAAGGCGGTCATGATCGTAATCATGAGGTTTAGAGGAGTGGAAATCTGCGCCCAAAAGGCGGCGGCGATGTATTTTTTCCAGAAATAATATCCTAAATCATTGTCGATTTTACTTTCCAAGAAATCCAAGAAATTTTCATCGGATATTAAATAATTCTTCTCCTCTTCATTACAGCGTAATGGGGGTGAATTTATTGCCATTTTATAAAATGATAGCATATTATAAAATGGTACATAATGACAATTATAAAGAAATCACGTTACAAATACATATTCATGCGCGAAATGGGTTTGGAGAAATGGCACAAAGTGTTGTGAAAAAAGATATGTTGCCTGCTTTGTTTCGCAAATATAATCATTGTTTGTGTTATAAAAGCGAACGAAACCCATACCGTGAATCTTTTCCGGTGGTGGAATTAACCGGATTCGATGTACTTTATTCAGTTCCTTTGGTATTAAACAAAACCAATTATGTGGGAAAAAAATGGGGTTCGCTTAGCAATATAGCTTATCCATTTTATAAAACGGATTCTATAGTCAAACAATTGGAAAAAGACGTCCATCATTTTTTTAAATATTATATGCGAAATTATGATCCAAGTGGATTGGCGGTGTGGTTACATCATATTACTGTTTTTGCGGATTAGTGCCTGTACGTTTTCATTTTTTTTCTGCATTGCATATTGCCCACAAGGACCACAGTGATCTTCGTTTGACAATGCTGCTTTGGTTTCTTGACGCAAACCATAATCCAAAGACCAACGTCCTAAAGGTTTGTGAATTTTCTGGGGCAACAAACGGCGCAAAATAGGAATTTTACTGATAAATTGAATCATAATATAAGAATAACAGATATTCTTATATTTATTATATTTCAATTTTATAGTGACTTAGAGTCCTCCAGGGAATCCGACCAAGTTAGCGCCAATACCGAAACCGGCACCACCACGAGCAGAAGAGCCCATTGCAGGAACGAAAACATCCAAGACGGCGAATGTTGCAGCAGCAGTCAAAGCAATAATGATTACTTCTTCCACCTTAAGAGAATGTTTGGGGATAGCGTAAGCGGCAATAGCGACCATAAGGCCCTCTACCAAGTACTTGATAATTCTTTTGATCAATTCTTGAAGGTCAAACATAGCTTCCATGTATATACTATATTTCGGAAAAAAAATTTAACGTAAAATAATATAATTATTAGTTTTTTTGGAAATAGCTTAAACAATGATATCATGAATAATTATAGAATGGCTTCTTTTGAGCGTAAAACCATGGCTGATGGATCACAAAATCCTAAATATGTAGATGTATTAGACCAAGACGAGCAAATTGCTGGACAAGGATTTTGTTGTATGTCTTTTCTTTCGCCCGATAAGATTTTAGAAAAGCGCGAGTTGTTTTTGTTTGATCAATTTGTGAATCAATATGATTTTACTAAATCTTTGTCTAAATTCTCGGATTTCATCAATTTCATTAGTTACAAATATAATTTGAATGTGGAGAAAGTATTCGAAGATTTCAATGAATTTTGCAAGGAAGAAGAAGAACGCCTAAAGTCCGAGCCTGTGAGTGGTGATTTCCAAAATTTCCTCGACAAACAAGAAGATAAATTGACAGAGCAGTTTCAGCGCGAACATGCTTTCCAAACTTCTGTACGTGGTCTAAAGAACAGAGGTAACTTTTCCACACAAGAAGAGGCGGAAATGCATTGCAAGAAATTGCGCGAAAAGGACCCGAGTCATGATATTTTCGTTGCTCCTGTGGGTGTATGGCTTCCTTGGGATCCAAATGCATACAAGACTGGTCGCGTTGATTTCATGGAAGAGGAGTTGAACAAGCTTCATCAAGAGAAGATGAAGAATGAGAAGAAGGCTAAAGAGGAGTTTGATAAGCGCGTCAAAGAGACGAAGCGCAAGGCGATTGAAGAAAATATTAAGAAGGCAGAGGAGAGTGGTAACAAATTGACGCAAAGTATTACTGAAGACGGAGAGCTAATTGGTGTGCAACAAACAGTGGATTTCGATAGCCGTGAAGTCGCCAATGAAGACGATCGTAAAAAGCACGAGGATGATTTGGTTAAAAGAGAGGAGGAAAGGCTTGAGGGTGCAGCAAATATTCGCGATGATATGTAAATAAATAAAGGAAACCCAGTAAAGGAAACCCAGGTTTCCTTTAAAACCTTCCTTTTCTTATGAAAAGTCCTATGAATTATGTTTTGAGTGATACTCCTCAAAACATAATATTAAGTTGCCTAGTAAAGGAAACCCAGGTTTCCTTTAAAACCTTCCTTTTCTTAGGAAAAGTCCTATGAATTATGTTTTGAGTGGTACTCCTCAAAACATAATATTAAGTTGCCTAGTAAAGGAAACCCAGGTTTCCTTTAAAACCTTCCTTTTCTGTGGAAAATTCGTGTGGATTATGTTTTGAGTGGTACTCCTCAAAACATAATATTAAGTTGCCTAGTAAAGGAAACCCAGGTTTCCTTTAAAACCTTCCTTTTCTGTGGAAAATTCGTGTGGATTATGTTTTGAGTGGTACTCCT